CTGTCTAACGTCAATAGCTGCAGCACGGCCAGTGGCCTTGATCTGCTGCAAGTTAGCAAGCAAGCGGTCCATCTCGGCTTGTCCACCGCCAACGGCACTCACGGCATCGCCCATAGCCATCATGGTATTGAGTGCTCTGTCGCCCTCAATATCTGCAGCCACAAGCATCTGCACGCCTTTGCGCAGGTTTGGCAGCTCAAATGGTGTGATCAGTGCTTTGTGTTCAATCTTGGCAAGTAGGTCGTCAGCTTTTTCGGCATCGCCCAGCAACGTGGTAAACGCAATGCGGGACTGCTCCAAGTCGCCAGCCGCCTTGACGGCAAAACCTCCTAATGCGCCAATCGCTGCGCCTGCTATTGCTAATCTGCTCACAAGGCCAGCGGCCATTGCACCTGCTTGGCTTAAGCTACTGCCAACATTACTAGCAAAGCCTCTGAACTTGCTGGCCAAGTTGTTCACATGACTGCCAGCGCCGTTGAGCCCACTTTTAACCACAGCCATCCCGCGGGTAAACTCGCTAGTGTCGGCCTTAACTCTGGCAATTATATCGCCAACGCTAAACACCTTGCACCCAGCCTTTTTGCGTTATAAGTTGTGCATAAATCATAAGCTTATTGTATCACTAAACTTGTGTGCCGCGGGCCTGATCAACCTGTCGCTTGAGCATCGCAAAGCCCCCTTTGTCCAGTTTGGCATTTATGTAAGCCCTGTCTGCTTGGCCGTTTTCGTCTGTCTCAAGATCTTTGGCTAGTTTCTTTGGATCCTTTTGGTGTGGGTTGTGTTGGATCGCCAGCAGCATCTTGTAGTTGGACCTCTGGCGTTCATTAATGCGCTTTTTATACAGCGGGACCTCAAAGTTATAAACGTGATCAAGTATATATTGATCAGTCCAGCCGTAACTACTCGCCAATAGGTCAATAGTCCCATAAATATAGGACTGCAGCAGATCAAATAACTCGCGCGGGTTTCGCGTTAAGCTGCTGGGTTTTTCGTCACTGAGGCTTTGGTCGGTTTGCGCCATCCCGCTGCTAGTTTTTTTGCGCTGTCCACCATCTTTGTAATGTCATTGACTTCAAAGATCGCAGCAAATAGGTCAATCGCCTCATGGCCTGCGCGGTCCTCCATGAGCTCTTTGGCCTTGATCTGGCCGTTGGTGCCCGTTTCAATAATAAGTGCAACATCATCAAGGTGCCTGTCAATGATGTCTGGGACCATCTCAATAATCTCTGCGTTGCCCGTGTTGGACCAATCACGATCCTGTGCAAACAAGTCCACTATGACGTTTGCAAACGCTCTGAGCACGCCGCTATACCCGCCAAGGGTCAATGTTTTAATAATAATAGTTTTGTCGTGCAGTTCTACTTCTACACTTCTGATGTTCTCGTTTTTACTCATAATAGAGTACCTCCACGCCAGTCCCGCTGGTCAGTTGTGGGGGCACAGTCATCCTAAGCTCTAGGTAGCAGTGTCGCCAATGCTAAATAGTCGGTTGCCATCGCTGTTGCTCTCATCTATGAGTGCTGTGAACTCACATTCTAGGATGCGCTCGGCATCGTTGACGTGTGAGATCGTTATGGCGTTGGAAACCATTGCTTTGTGGATGGTAATGGTGTGCTCGTTACCTGTTGCATCAACTGGGACTAACACAAGCTCAGCCGCTAAGTCATCTGATGACTTACCTGCGCTGCTGCCAACTTCAATGCGTTCATCTCCTGCACCAGCAACTGTGCTGGCAGGGATCGCAATGTTAGCGTTAGCGATGGTGTACTCAGCCAATGGCACTTTTGCCATAGCTTTTTCGCCCATCAGGCGCTTTCGCACAACGCTTTCGCCGTAGAAATCTACAGTAACGTCATGCCATGTTGGTTCATAACTGAACTCAACACCGCCTTTTGTGTGTCCAAGATTGACGGCATCAAAAGTAACTGTGCAAACACCTAACGTTACGTTAGTTGCATCCATCTTTTGTACCCTCCTTGGTTTGATATTAAATGTGCGCACATAAGTGCTGGTGTTATTATAGCACTAATGCTAACTACTCAAGTATGAGCTCGTTGAGCCTGCCGCAGTCTGTTTTCGGGCACTTGATAGTGAGCCGCCCCTTGTATAAATACTCTTTTGCAAGTAGTGCGCGGCATCCCACACACCTAAACTCACGCATAAATGTGTTGTCTCTGTCTGTGGTTGGTTGGACCTTGCTGGCAACTATGCCCTCAGCTTGATCGGGTTGGCTTTTTTTAGGTTGTGGCATGGCATTTTACTCCAAAGTTAATAGTGAACTCATCCAAGTCGCTGCCCGCCTCATCGCTGCCAATGTGGCCGCCCTCAGCCAATGCTAGTATTTTTATAAAGCGTATGGTCTTGCCATCCACTGTAACATTTTGCTCCCGCAGTTGGTGCAAGGCATCTCGGACCTCTTCAAGTATATCTGCGCCGTTGGCATACTCATTGCTACGCACAAAGGCCTGCACTGTAGGCTCGTGGATCGTTTTAGCTGTCATGTTTGGATCTGGTTCAATGCCGCCCGTCTGGTATAGCACAATGATCTCTGCGGGTGTGTTTGGTAATGATGCAAGCTTAATAGTCGTGCTGATCCCAGCATCAACCAATAGCTTTTTGACGTGTTCTAAGATGTTCATACTCCTTGGCCCTCCTCTATGGCATCAGTTACACCCTTGCCCAGTTTCTTGCGCCAGAGTTGCATGTTGTGTTTGATCGGGTCCTCTAGGTACTTGCCTTTGCGCCCCTTGCCAAAATTAAACTCAGGGTGCTCGTGCATCCGTGCAGCGTATGGTGTGTGATAGCCCACAAATGCGCCCTTGCTGTCTCTGTCAGTTGCGCCGCTGTTCTGCAAGGTTCCCAGCTTGTGTGGGACCTCGGCCTGTGATAATAGCAGGATCGTGTCGGCCACCTCATCCTCAGCCTTGTCAATCTGCACAGTAATAGCGCCGTTTATACGATCAAACGCACGGCGGGCCCTGCTAGTGTCAAACTCAACGCTTACTGCCGCCATAGTTGGACCCCCAGCTCTTTGTGGTGTATAACGCCCCTGCGGCCAACTGGTTCAGCAATATCAATAACTTTGTATGTTTGGCTGTTGTAGTCCAGCTGATCGCCAATTTTAACGGATGTGCCTGCCTCAACAAATACAATGCCGTGCAGCGTTGTCTGTTGGCCCTGTACATCTATGACGTTCTTGCTAGCACGCTCAAATCTGCAGGGCAGGGATGTACCCGCGCCAACGATAGCCTTGCCATAGTCATCAGTGTCACTTGCGTTACTGATCGTGCAGGTCTGTTTGAGTAGTCTAGTAAATGAGCTCATTACTGCAGCGCATCTGTGTTAGTTATCACGCCAGTGCGATTGATAAGGCCGTTGCCACTCATCAACTGTTTTGCTCTTGGTGCTATAACTCCCACATTGCCGCCGCCAGAGGATCCACCGCCTCTTGAATAGCTATAGCCGCCAATGCGTTCACTGCCCATAGCGCTCTCATCAGTATCAAAATAGTCATCGCCCATCTCAGCAATAAATACAACCTGCGCAGCAACGGCCTCTTTCAGCTGTCTCGGGATGATAAAAATATCGCGGTTGTTGTCTGCATCGTTGTGGCGGTCCTCATGTCTAGGAAACTTGCCCATCTGATAAACACTGTAATAGCTAGTAGTATCAGGCACTGTGGTCCAGTCTGCGTGGACTGTAGCAACCCCGTCTATAGTGTTTGCTGTGATCGCTCTGATCTGGCCAGCACCTGTGCCTGCAATGATCTCAACAACTGTGTGCCTTAGCTGATCAGTACGCTGGTATGCTCCTTGATCGGCTGCAGCAAGTGTAATTGTCGCAGTGGCCCCAGCTTGAGCTGTGCCTTGGTATTTTGTTGAGCTGTGGGCTGGACTGTGAAACCCCGCCACCTGATCAATGTAGGCCTCAGCCTTGTTGATGCGGGACCTATAAAGTATGTTATCGTCATCTGTTATAGTCGTGCTGATAGTCAGGTTTTCTAGTGTGTTTAGTTCTGCAATAGTGAGGTAGCCGCGTAGTGTTTCCATAAGCATATTGTACCACTAACCAAACCTTTTTAGCAGTCTAGCTTGGCTGTCAATAGATCTCTGCCGCCATGCACGCCGTTTTGCTGCCTCGCTGTTCATGCGGGGCTTGGCTCGTTTCTTGCGTTTTTTCGGGGCCTCATGCTCGGCACAGTGGCCTGTTGGTCCTGCCATATTCTCACAGTTGCCGCCCATACACTCCATAGATCCCCGCTTTGTTTATTTTTCTAGGTCCAACTCAGCGCCAAGGTTATTGTCCAACCATGCTAGTGCGCTCTTGGCAGCCATGTGCTTATTATAACGATCCTGCGCCTCCATGAGCACCCTGCGCTTAAGCGCCTGCTCATCAAAGTCGTGTAGTAGGTGCTTTTGTACTAGTAACGGCCATGAAAACTCAATCTCTTCATAGCGTACAAAAACACTCAATGCAAGATTACCAGCCTCGTCAAACTCTTTGCTGGTAATCTTCATTGATGCGCCCGTGTGTGGGACTTTGCTAGATGTTTTGGTTGCCCTTGGCATCTTTGTCTTTTTTCGCTTTGTCTGCAGCAGCTTTTTTCTGTGCATCAGTTTGCGCAGGTGGTGTTGGACCACTTGGCTTGTTTTCTTTTGCAGCATTTTCTTGGGCTTTTTTCATTGCAGCAAGTTCAGCCTCAGCAGCCTCAGCTCTCTGAGTTGCAAGGTCTGCCTGTTCCTCAGCTTTTTCAGCCATCTCAACTGCAGCTTTTGTGTCGTCACTGGACCCAGCGCTCACAGTAGTTTTTTGGTTGCCCTCTTTGGCATCGCGGCGTTCTTTTTGCTCATCTTTATAAGCTTGGATCTCTTCATCAGTAGCCTCACGATGCTTTGAGTTTTGGCGGTCCAATAGGTCATAAGCTAGGTTAGTCTCAACCTCTTGTGTTGCCGTTTCAATTTTCGCATCTTTGCCAGTGCCAGTGCGCTCTGTGTAAGTTAAAAACTTTGTCTCTGGTTCCTTGGGTTGATCTCCCATAACTGTGCCCTCCTCGGGTGTTTTAGTTGTTGTGCTTATCATTATACACATGCAAGCAAAAACCCGCCATGTGGCGGGCTCTGCTACTGTTTGGCGGCCTATACCGCAGTGACTAGACGTTTAGATCTAATTCAAACAAGTGTACTCGGCGCTGGTCAACTACTGCAACACCAAATAGGATGTCAAGAGTTACCTGCATAACTAGCTTGTCAGTATCAAAGCTAGATACAACACGCACACCAATACCTGCCTCAGGATCGTTGACGATTGAGCTTACTGCACCATGTCCAGCTGGGACTTCTGGCAGTGGTCGCATCGCTAGGACCATGGCATTTTTGGTATATGCAATGTTTTTGTGCACAAGTGAAACCTCTGCAACGCTCTGGCTTTCAAATAGCTCAAAGCTATAGATCTTGCGCAGTGCGCCCTCTGTGATCGTGTCAGAGTTACCTGTTGACTGCATCTGTGTGAATTTGTCCTCTTCTAGGATCTCATTCATAGATGTAGCACTTAGGTATAGAAACTTAGTTTCAACCTTAGGCACTTTTTGATCAACGAAGTGCTTACGCAAAGCTAGCAATGATGCTGTCTTTGATGCTGTGCTTGTTTCGTCAAATGCAACTGCAGTACCCGTGATGCTTGCGTATAGTCCAGCAAGGCTGTCCTCTACCTGTTCAGCAAGTGCAATAACTGCATCCTCTGCATAACCATCAAGCGCATCGCTGCGTGGGTCCATGAGCACTTTTGTCACATCGTTAAGCGTGAATGTTACTTCATAGTGCTTATCAAGTGTGACTGCTACTTTAGTTGCTGTTGGTGTCTGCTTAGTAACAGATGCGCCTTGTGCGATGCTGTTAGCAGTTAAGTTACCACGTTTTACAACGTTGATAGTTTCGCCCTCTTGGCGGCTGTCAAAGTCAAAGTCTCGTGCTACTGTTCGTGCAAGGTTGATGTAATCGCCAAACTTGCCTAGTGTTTTTTGCGCTATGATCGTTGGGATCAGTTCAGCGTTTGTTGTGTTGTCCACTGGTTTACCCTCCTAGGGTTTTAAATAATTTATTAAAACAATAGGGTAGTGCTTATACAAATAATGATCGTTAGGCTGAATAGTCTATGTTGTTTGAACTCATAGCTTTTAATATCTTTGCCTCATTTTCACGATAGTAAGCTGGATCCTTAATTTTGCTATAAGGTATCTTTTCGCCCGCATCGTTATTGTCACTGCCGTTACCAGCGCCCAAGTTTGGTGCACCGCTGCCTTGCTTAAATAAATATGCTTTGCTATCGGCCAATGCTTTTACGGCATCAGCTACGCCAGTCACGCCACCAGTATCATCAACCTTAATGTTATCTCTGCCTATAAGGGCACGGACCGCATCAACGTCAACTGCGCCTAGTTTTGCTGCCTCGGTTATGACGGCTGCATCTATGGTGCTCTGTGTGACTTGCTTTTGTAAGTCCTCGCGTTTTGCCTTTTCACTTTCAGCAAGTTCTTTGAACTTACCTTGCTCAACTAAAGCTGCTGCATCTGCGGCATCTTTGGCTGCGGCGGCATCTCGGCCAGCCTTGGCATCCTCTGCTAATTTCTTAAAACGGGGATGCTGAAAAGCACGGGGATCATCAAAGATTTTGGCAAAGTCGCCGTCTGCTATTGCAGTCGGGTCAAATGGTGTGCCAGTGTTTTTTGCAGGATCAGCGTTGTCGCCGCCCTTGCTCGGGTCTGCCCCGCCACCATTGCCATCTTTGTTGTTTGGATCATCATTGTTAATGTTCTTATCATCGCCATCGGCCATAATGTCTACCCTCCTCAAGGTTCGTGTTTTTAGCTGCAACGCCAGCATCTTAAGTTACATTTTTATAATACCACAAGCGACTTAAATTATTACAACAGTTGGGACCCCTCGCACGCGTATGGGCCACCCTCCCCCGCCGCCTAGGGATCGCCCTGCAAAAAAGTTTCAAGGTGTTGCCAGCTTGTCAAAAAGGTGTTAAAACAGGGCAGGGGACCCTGCTGACCCCTGTTAAGCGTTGTAAATAATAAAAACGTACAAAAAGCAAACGGGGGAGTGGCAGGGGACCCTTAAAGCCCTTGTGGTTTGTCTGTTGCAATCTCTTCAACGCGGTCATCAATATCACTGCGCTGTTGGTCAGTTGTGGTGTCGTCCTCTAGTGGGATCTCGCCAAGTTCAGGGTCAATTATACTGTCTGTGCTCATCTCAAAACCTCCTTAAAATATGTGTTCATTTTGGGTGCGTACTTAGCAAACTTGGTTGGGTTGCTGCGCCACTGCCCATAGGCATCTGCAAAGATCTCGGACTTGCTCGTTGCATAGTTGTAATAGGACCGCGGCAAGCGCCTGCCGTTTAATGATGCGCCAGTAGCAAGCACGTCTGCAGTTGCATTGTTGGTCCCGCCCCATTGCAATCGGGCACTCATAATAGCCTTGCTGTCGGCAATGTAGGCAGTCGTAAAATCTTGCCCATCAATCAAACGCTTAATGCCAGTAATCTTTTTATGATCAATGCTGTGGCCTAGCTCGTGATAGAAAACTTGCGCCACGCCTTTGCTGCCAACATCACGCACATAAAGCGTGTGACGGCTCGGCACATATACGCCAAGTGTGTTGCGATCAAAGCGGTAGCTGTCACGGCCCGTGGCAACTCGCAGGTCAGTGTCTTTTATAAACTGGCGCTCAAAATCACTGAGCACTAGGTCCTTGGATGTACCGCCACTGCTTAGGCTAATGCCAGCATCTGTGATGGTCGGCTTGATGCCAATGATCTGCTTAGCGTTTTTGATCTCGCCACCAAATAGTGCAGCAAGATCCTTGTAGGCCTTTGAGTTCTTGGGTATGTTTTTGAGCAGTTTGTTTAGCTCGCGCCAATTACCATCGTTAGCAAATCGGGTGCCTATCTTGGTCCACTGCGTATTTTTGCCAAGTTCTTTGATCTGCTTTTTAGCACTCACATACTCGCCTTTGTCGGCATCATAAATGTCAGCATCATAAGCAATGTTTGTTGGGATCGCGTTAATAGCGTGCTGGCAGTTAGGATGAAACAGGCCAGCCGCCTCAGCATCAGCAATGCTTGGGTAGGTCTTGGACCCGCCAGTTAATGATAAAACACGCCCCTCCCAATAGGCACACTCGTAGTGCCGTGTGCGGCTGCTCGTCACTTGCACTAGATCATAGCCGTTTTGCATCATCTTGTTGGCTAGGCCACTATTGCGGGCCTCAACCATCTTTGTGCGCACAAGCATCTCACTATAGCGATCTAGGGACCACTCAACCCCGCGGGCATCTTTGAGTGCTGTGATGCCTTGCTCTTTGAGGATGCCCTTGATCATGGTTGTGCGTTTGGCTAGTGTGCGGCCAAGCACTGTGTCCTGCGCCAACTGGGCCTTGATGCCCTCTTTTGTGGCTTTGCTCAATACACGGCCAGCTGATCGGCCAACTTGTGTGACTGCCTCAGCAAACGCCCGTTGTGTATCGCTTAGCAGTGCAGCAACTGCCCTTTTATCTATAACTGTAAAATCTGCGCCCACAACGTAGCCCGCTTTGATCTGCTTAAGCTGTGTGATCGCGCCAGTTGAGCCGTCTTTGTACATCCGTGGGATCACTCGGCTAATGTCATCAAGGCCCTGCTCGCCAACGTCTTTGAGGATCGTGTCAATTTTGCGCTGCAGCGCTTTGCGTGAGGCAATGCCAAAGTCTGTTTGTGTTAGGATCTCGCGCTCAATCTGAGCGTTTGCATCTCTCAGTGTTTTGCTCAGTTTGGCCAGCATCTTAGGGTCGGCCTGCACCTCCTGTGGCCATACTGCCATGGTCTAGGCTCCTGTGCTTGGTGCGCCGCTTGGGACCAGCAGGGCTGTCTCTTCCTTGATGCGCTTATGTTTAAGCGTTGCCTCTTCACGGGTCACGTTATCAATAACCATAATCGCATCAACCTCGGACTGTGTGCCTTGGTCAATTCTGCTGCCTTGGTTGTCAATCTGCTCTTGATCGTCAATAGGTAGGCCGTCCTGCCAGATAATGTTGGCAAGCTCAGGCGTTTTGTTTAGGTATGAGCCCATAACTGGGACCTTGTGCTTGTATGATAATAGGCCAGCAACAAGCAGTGCCTCCTTAAGTCCTTGGTCAAAGTATATGCGCTTGCGGTTCACTTTTGAGACTGTGCGCATCAATCGTAGTTTTAGGGCCTTGCCGCTATCAATCTTGCCATCGCCCATGCCCATAGCATCTGGGCTAGTTTCGCTGAACATAAATAGAAACTCAACAAGCTTGTCCACTTGTTTAAAGCTGGCATCAAGTCCTGCGTTCCATGTAATATATTTTGCCTCGCCCTTGGACTGTCCACCGGTCTCAGTGTTAGGGACCTCAAACACGCCTAGCTTGGCGCGGTCAATCTCGCCCTTAGCATTAAGCACACCCTCTGGCAGTTGCAGGATCGGATCGCTGTGCTTGTCTAGGATGTTCTCGTTTTTCGTGATGCGGTTGTTGACGGCGTACATCAGGCTGTTTAGATCTCTATAGTCATCAATGCCAAATGCGCCCTCATCTTGCCAGTTAGGGATGTGAATAATCATATTGCGATCAATGCCAGTGTCTTGCTCAACGTCAACACCTAGCAGGTTTGCAACGCCCTCGTCAGCTAATGGGGTCCCAAGTAGTTCATCGGTCTTAAGGTTTTTAAATGGCCATAGTTCATTGCGGATCATTCCATCTGTGTGGATCTCTTTGCGCAGGTAGGCAACATTACCAAAAACAACACGCCAAGCAAGCTCGTGTGCGGTTGGTTCGTCTGTGCCGTCTGCAAAATGTGGGTGCCAGATCCTTGGGTTGATGCTCTCAATTCTGATGCGTGGCTCGCCGTTCTTGTTTTCAAGTCGGACCTTAAGCACAGCATCGCCTCTGCGGCTGTTCATAAGCGCCAGCCTATATCCCAGTGTCTGCAGTTTGCTCTCATAGGCCAGTGCATCATAAAACTTTTGCGTGATCTGGTCGGTATATTGCAGTTTGATCTGCTCGCCAAATAACATGTCTGCACATACCTTGCTGATCAGGCCAGCAAAGTTTGCAGTCACATACTTAAGTTTGGATAGGTTGGTTGTAAAGTTTTTGTTTGCGACTTGTATATTAAAGGCCTCAAAGTGGGACCCCTCAAAAAGCTTGTCGTTGTGGTTGTACCGCGTTATGCGGGCAGCAGCATCCGCGTATGGGTACTGTAAGCTGCTGTTTTTGTCAGTCGTTGCCATAAGCTTATTGTACCATTATAAATTGTTAAAAGCCTTGAGGTTTGCGGTCAAATGTGCGCCCCTCTTGTTTATAGACTGGATCTGCTGCAGCCATGTAGGCATCAAACATGTCATCATGCTCGCCTTGCGGAAACTGCAGGATCTCATCCCTAAAGTCTTGGTACAGTGGGTGGTCCTTGCGCAGGTGTACGATCCCGCCACTAAACTGAGCACTGTGCACGATAGCACGGCGGGTTTTGTCTTTGTCGGGTTTAAATGGCTTGAATGGCGGCCGTGTGCCTGTTTCAAGTCCACGCTTGCGGGCCAACCTATATAGTGCTTGCTGAAACGCCACAACCTCAATGCGGATCTGGTCGGGGTCCCACTTCTCGTGCTGGTCAAATATCATGTCAACTTGCTTGGTTGGATCGCCCTCACGCATGCGCACCATGTCCAGCTGGATGATGTGGCCAGATGGGTGCCCCTCACAGATCGGGCAGCTCTTTGTGATGCCAATGGTTGCCTCGGCCCAGTAATCGGCTGTTGTTTTTTCGCTGATCGCAGGGTCAACTGCTTGGCTAATAATTGCAATATGTCTGCGCAGAAAACGCCGCAGCGCCTGCCTTGGGGTGTCGCCATCTCGGCTGTACTTGTCCAGTAGTGGCAGCAGTTCATAGGCTTGTGGATCCACCCAGTCCCTTTTGATAATAGCGTTGCGGTCATCAAGCGGCTGGTTTTGCATCTCTTGGTTAAACGTGTTCACGCCCATATAGCCCTTGTACTGTGGATCGTCTCGGACTGCGTGCAGGTGGTCCAATGGCCAACGCTCGGGCCACACGCTGCGCTCGCCATCTTTGTCTGTAATAATTGCCTGATAGAAAAATGTAAGCCAACCCGCAAACTCTTCTTTGTTGTGGACTGCCTTGTTAAGCAGTGCCTCCTCGTGCAGGATCGTACCAATATAAAAGATCTGGCCAGCGATGTCCAAAGCTGGGACCACAACCTTAAGCAGCCAATCTTTGAGGTAGCCGCGGCGCATCTTTGAGCGCACTGCCTCATCGTTTTCAAGGTCGTCAATCAACACCAGCTGGGGCCTCATGCCGTGCCAACGTCTACCGCGCATGCTCATGCCCGCGCCCATAAAGTCCATGCGTGACAATACCCTTTGCCCTTTTTCGTCAATGCCCCAGATCTCAATGCTGTCCTCTGCCCACTTCTCGCCTGCAGCAAAGCCATAGATCCACTGCAGCAGCTCATTCTCTTCAAGCTCATTTTTTAGGTCGCCGCCAAGTGCAACGGACTGGCTAAACGTGTCACTCACTAGGATCGTATATTTTTTGATAGCGTTGAGGTGTAGCCATGCCCCAAACACAACGTCTGTGACTGTGGACTTAGCGCCACCACGCGGGGCAGCACCTGCTATGTTGCGGCCACTCTTAAGGCCCTCAACAAACTTGTCCCAAATATCTCTGTGAAACTTTGGCGGGTACTTTGGCACATGCCTCCTAAATAACATTGCAAAAGCTGGCAGGTTTTCGGGTTTTCTAAAATAAGCCTGCATTGCACGGCGGGCCTCATGCTCGCCCAGCTCATCAATCAGCTGTTGTATCTTGTTTTGCATCTGCCGCCCTTTGCTTTGCGTGTTCAGTAAAAATGCTGTCTAGGTCAACAACTTCATCCTCGTTGATCTTGTCGGGGTATAGTGATGCGCCGCCTTTGCCAGTCATCTCAACGCGGGGGCTAAACTCAGCCTTGCGCTTGCGTTCCATGTATTTAAGTGCAAACTCGGGGTCTTTATCTAGGTGCTCAACTATAGTTTTACGGGCCAACATGAATGGGTTTTGCTTGAGGTGGTCCTTCCACTCTAGGAAATGAGGGTTAGCTTTTTGATGGTTGTATAAGGTTGCGTTGCTAATCTCAGCATAGGCACAAGCCTCCTCATCACTAGCGCCATACATAAACGCATTGCGCAGTTTCTCTAGTACTTCCTCGTTGACGGCCTTATTGCGCCCAGCGTTCTGGTAATCGCTGCGCTTTTTAGGATCGGGCAATAAAAGTTCATATCTAGGCATTTTTTACTACTTCAATTTTTAGAGTTACCATAGTGCTATTTTAACATCAATGGCCAATGATGGCCTTGGTAAAGGCTGTGCGGATCTCTAGGTCATCCAGCAAGCGCCTATATACTGTAATACTTACAACACCACTAACGGGGTGATCACTAATGATAATGCGCCACCCAAGCTGTAGTTTACCCCGTGCTATCGTTCTCTGCATCTGCCACCTCAATTACTTCGGCCTGTATTGCTACTGCAGCAACCTGAGCCGCCTGCATGCCCGTTATTACGTTTTTAATGCCATCCACCTCGGCCTGTGGCTTTGGGGACCAGTCAACTATGTGCTTACGCAACGGCATCTTTTGCCGCCTGTTTGTGATAATAACCATTATAGTCTTTGAACTCCATGAGCCTCGCCAGTAGTTCATTCCTAGCGTGGTACCAGCTCCTGTAATCAATCTCATTGATCTTGCTGCCCTCAATGGCCTCGGCAATGTCCTCTAGGATCCAATAGCAAACTCGCAGCGGTAAGTCTGGCGCAAGCCGTCTGACCTCGTTTGCCATGGCCGTGCTGGCATAAGATCTGCGGCCAATAGCGTAGCGTACAGCCATGCCTATGATCGTTGGATCTACTGCAATCATGTTATTTAGTCCACTCACAATGCTACCGCCCTTAATGCCTTGCTTTGGTTCTTTCGCGTGTCGGCTCTTCTGCTGGCGGTGGGCATTGTCATCCAGTATATTGTAGCTTTTTGAACTCCACGGCGCTCAGCAAGTTCTTTAATGGCCCCCTGATCAATAAGGTCATCGCCTTTGTACAGTGCAACCTCTGTGCGCCAATAACCCTGTAATGTTTCTAGTTTTTTCATCTGCCTAGTCCTCTATGTCCAAGTAAAAATAGTCCTCACACCCACTGCACCAAACGCTGCGCAGTTTATAGCTGGCATATTGCCCAGCGCTGTTGCGTGCAGTTATAGCCTCATACCAATGCGGGTGCCAGTCGTGTTTGTGTTTTTTCTTAAAAATGCCCAGTAGTTTCACAGCTCAAACTCCTCTCTGCTGTCCTTAAATTTCACAAGCTGGCAGTGCTGCGTTTCGGGTTGGCTCTGGCGCTCTGGTAGGTTAATGATGATCTGGTGCCATCCTGCAAGTTTGCCCTCATCATAAAGCCTGCCCAGTTTCAGCCAATAGTCCCAAAAGCCATTTTGCTCTGTCTCAAGCAGCATGTCATTTTCTTTGTAAAAAGCATCATATGGCCCAGCGTTCGGCATCATCTTAAGGCCGCCAATGGTCTGGTATTTTTCTTTGCTGATGTCATTTTTTTGCATCTTTGAGTATGCCAGCTGGCCTGCAGCGCTGCGCAGTGAGGTTGCTGTGGCTCCTAGGACCTCGTGCTTTGGTGCCTTTGCATTTATTTCTGGCCACATGTCTGCTTGGCTCATATTTTACCCCCATAGATCTCTTTGTATAAATAGTTAAGTACGATGTCACGGACTTGTTTGCCACTCTTGTAGTTACCTAGCTTGGCAATGTCTACCCAGTTGAGGCCACCCTTGCGCCAG